ACAGAGTAAGACTTTGCTCTGCCTACTGGCCCACCAGCCAGCGTCTTCCCAAGAGTATCAGCAACCTCTACAAAAGTTCTCTTCTTCCTACCTTTAAGTAGAGAGTCAACATACTGTGCAGGGTTTTGGGCAGAAGTTTCTATGACAAAGTTTATATCCTTCAGAGCCTTGTGAGGCTTGACCCACTCAGCGTAAGCCTTGTTGACTTCCTTTAGTTCTTTAGCGTAGTTCTTCAAACCTGCTCTCTCAGTAACCTTACCTAGCATCTGGTTTAGCTCACTACTGGCAATAGCAGACGTTCTTCGCTCTGCTGGAGTTATAGACTGTTTGCTGAAAGCATTGTCCCGTATACCCTTTGCCAAGTTTGCAAGATCAGCGGCAGTAAACCCAGCTACGTTTTTCTTAGTCTTCCTACCTTGTGCCAGAGGCGCAGTACCCCTACCCTCTTTACCGGGGATAGTAGTCCCTACCCGTACAGAGTTGTTAAAGAGCTTATTAGCCGAACCTTGTTGCAATGTTGTAGACTGTTTGGTAAGAATGTCCCTCACAATCTCAGGAGTTACCTTCAAGTCTGATGCTATATTGTTTACCATCCGCGCAAGTGACTCGTTTCCTATTACTATGTGAGGAAGTCTGGAAGTATTTAGAGATTCTCTACCGTAGTAAGTACCGCTTGCAAATAGCTTTTGCCCGTGACGGTACTGCGCTTCCAAGTTCCTAGCGATAAGGTTGGTAAGATCGCTTACGCCCATCTCTCCCCGTACACCTGCACCAGTGTAGAAACCTTCCAAAGCTTGTCCAGATTTTCTAAGCTGGCTCATCTCTGCTTTGCTCAGAGTTTTTAGAAGCGTTTGGTATATCTCTTCGGTACTCTTACCAGCAGCTTCCCCGCCTCGCCAAAGACTATCGAACTTGCCGTGTAGTGCTACAGTTCTGTTAAGGTAGGCATCTCCCTGCTGTTTCTTACCAATACCTTCCAGAGTTGTCATCATCTTCTGTTGTATGATTCTTGGGTTTGCTTCCCCGTGAGTTTTCAAGGTTACAAACGGCATGATCTGGCGTATCTGACTTTCAGAAGTGCCGTTCTGACGCATAGTGTCTCTTATTCTGTGCCAAGCTCCTGACACATCCGCTGCTCCTACAGGACCACCTTGCCCCATAGGGCGTATCTTTGAAGCTTGGTCTTTGGCTGTTTGTCCGATACGTCCTGCTACAGTACCTAACGCTTGAAATGGTAAGCCCATACCTATGCCCAAGGCAGCTATTAAAGCTCCCTCTGTACCCGCCATAGTAAGAACACGGTCAAGAGAATCAGTTTGATAGCCCCGTAGAGCTTGCATCTTCTCCAAACCTATAGTCGCCCCTGCTGCTCCTGCACCGCCTCTCAGGTTTCTAGCCAGCAGCCCCGGACTACCTATACGCCTGACAAGAGAAGATATACCCGGTACGGCTGTTACTACTTTTAGAGGCCATCCTACTCCCGGCACATTAGACACGCCTCGTAGGATTGCAGGTGTGCCCTCACCAGCTATTATACCGCCAAACGCTGCAAGTTCAGGTATGATATCAGCGGTTAAATCGTACATATCAAACCCTATGCCATCTACTAGGACATTTCGGTTATCTGGACGATCTTCACCTATGGTCCTAGAACCTTCAGGAGTAATGAATAAACTACCGTAATCCGTTACTCCCCAATTCCCTCTCCCTACCTGATCGTTAAGAATCAGGGCTATTTCTTTAGGATTTCCTCTAGCACTAGCCAAGTCAAAGCGCAGCTTCTGGTTTCCTACACCGCTGGTCATGTCGTATTCTTTGGTCTGGTCTAGGAACACTCCTGCCATAGCAGCTTTCCACGGGAACTTAGATGCAATTATGTTTTCCACCTGCCCCTTATCCAGACCGTCAGGAACACCTGTAATTTTACTACCATCGTATAAAGTATATGTAGCCATTAGTATTCCTTACTACTTAATACCGGGACCAGATGTGATTAATTCAGGGATGGGGAGTAGCTCAGACCAGCCAGTACCCTGAAGTATCTGCACCTGAATTGCGTTACTCGCTTCCAAACGCCTCTTCAAATCCTGTAATGCTTCGTAAGCAGCCGCATCACCCTTGAACGCACCACCTTTGGGTACTATTTGATTTAGTAATCTCTGTTCTGATCTGTTCAAGCTATCGCCTGTCCAAAATTCCCAACTTGTTATAATATGGTTGCGGAACCTTTCTGCTGCTTGCATAGCACTCTCGCCTACATCAAACCCAAGGAGATTACCCATCTTATGAAACTTATCTATAGTCCACGCACCCATCCCGCCTATCTGCTTCGTATTAAGCAAGTTCTCGTACTGTGTAATAGTGTCCAGACCGCTCATACCAGACCGTAGCCTCTCAGAAGCTTGAATTATAGGACCAGAAAGAGTCTGCTTACCTGCTGTAGACATAGCTGCCAGAGAGTCAAGTCGTTTAGACTCTGCGTCCATACGCGCTGTTTCTGCCTCAAATCCTGCAAGAGAGGCAGCGGCAGCAGAAGCCCTAGCGGATTGTCCAGCCCTGCCCATATCAGTACCAAACGTAGACCCCCAAGGTGCATCTGTAGGCCAGTTCTGTAAGATAGACAGTATGCCCGTTCCCGGTTCTTGCCAGAACGGTTCGTTATAACCTATAAAGTCCCTGACAGAATCTCCTACGTCACCGCCTAGGAAGTAGTCTAAAGCTCCGCTACTCTGACGAGTAGCAGCCGTGTTCATGTTACCAGCAGCGTTAGCACCGTCAATTACAGATTTCTCAACTAGAGATGCTGTTCTATCCCCCGCTCCCGGTGTCCACGGTGTCTGTACCATACTTCTTCGTACGCCCTCGTGTGTAGGAGCATCCCCGGCACGTTTGACAACTGGTTGGCTTCTAGTGTCAGTTGTTACCATATCTGTTCCAGCTACCCCATCTCCCCTATTAACTGCGCCTGTTACGTCAAAACTTTCAGGCTGACCTGTTCTTCCAAACTCGTTTAGCGCCCACTGAGCTATGTCTTCGGTTGTATCGACAATCCCCTCTCTAGCTCTGCCTCCTACATTTCTTACAAATGGTACTACGTCCTGTCCAACCGTTTCTGCAACATTCTCTACAACTTCTCTACCCCTGTCTAAAGCTTCCTCTACAACTTCACGACCCCCTGCAAGCACTTTTGGACCTTCTGTTATGAGATGTCCGTAAAACTCGTCAGCTTGCCCCTTGATAGTTTCGCTAAAATCACTAAGATTACTTCCTACGCCGCCTATAAATCTATCTAATTGACCACCCCTTCCAAGCATACCTCCCGGTTCAAGAGCTTCCACGCCTATCCTTTTAAGCTCACTTACCCATTCTTGTGCGCCTCTTCCTGTAAGGTCTAGTAAACCTTGATTTATTGATGCTTCCATCTCCTCTGGCATATTACGGAGAGCCATCGTTCCTGCTAGGAGATACCTATTAAGAAGCGGTATTGCTTTAAGTATCTCCGCTTCTGCTATCCCCCACTGTTCTCCAACAGTCCTAATACCCTGATCTATGCTTGATCTAGCCTCATTAGAGTACGCTTCTGCAAGTACTTTTATACCCTCCTCTGTTTCAGAGAGCATCTCCAAAATCTTATTTTGTGTAGTTTGTCTTATCTCTGAGGGTGCATCTTTAGCTTCTCCTATTTCTTTGTAAAACTGTTCACGAGTTTTATTATCTTGAATAAGCCAGACCGCTTCTCCTAGGGACTTTAACGTAGGAAGAACGCCGCCACGAAATTCTGGCATTTTTACAAGCAACTGTACGAACCAATTATCAGCGTTGTTTATCATCCATTGAACTCGTGGATCATCGAATGAAAATCCACCTTCATAGATAGCTCTTCTAACATGGGTTAAGGGAGTACTCTTGTCAGAAGTCCACATTCCACCCAAAGCAGCGTCGGTTATCCCAGTGTCAACGGTTGTAGGTCGTGGTGGTGGTTTCTCTGGTACTGGGCTTATCACTGCTACAAGGTTTTTTGCTGTTTCGGTAAGATGAGTCCCGTCATCACCTTGATTTACCGCAGCAGACATAACAATATCTAAAATAGCATTACCTGATTCAGTTTCAAAATCACCCATAGTCACAGCAGCCCATCTACGCCTTACTGCTGCTACATCCTCGTAATTAGGATCACTTTCAGGAGTACCTATAGGAAAGTTAGCAGGATTACCACTGTATTGTAATGTTTTCACATCCCTATCAAACTGTTCCTGCCCTAGAGCTTCCTGTATATTTACAATAGTCTGAGCAGACTGCAAAACCTGACCAGACCGCAAATCCTCGTCAGTTCTTGCTACATCAGAAACAGCGGTTCCTAAAAATTCTCCCGTTCCCGGCATACCTGCCAGTACGTCTGAAACCTGTCCGGGCAATCGTAAACTAGGCTGTGAAGCATCTTGTAGGAAAGCAGTAGGGTCAATTCGAGGGCTTATGCCTAGATTTGTAGGCTTATCCCCATAAGTGTAGTCTATAAGTTCAGCAGCCCTACGATCTCTAAGATTTTGCAGAGCCTCCTCTTCCGACATTACCTGAGCAGGGATAGGGTTTAACCTACGAATCGCCTCTCCTTCAGTAATTGTTTGCGGTATAAACCTAGGTCCAGTACGAGGGTATTCTATACCGTCAAACGTAACAGTTCTGCCCATATCCATAAGACCTAGCTCTAAAGGATTGCGCCTAGGGAGAAAGTCCAAGTCACGATTTGTAATATATCTTTCAGGGCGTTCTAATTTTACAACCATTTTCTATTCCTAGCTAAACAGAGTATTAGCGTTCCAAGATTGTGACAATAAGCCAGAGTCTTTCCAAAAGTTCATCATAGCCTGATTACGCTGATGCGTAAGGTCTTCCAGTTCTTGCCATGTAGGGGCATACCTTCTTTCAAATTTAGTCGGTGAGCCTCTCCCACCTCGCGCCCTAGCCATTGTGGGAGATATCCCCTTAATCTTTGGCCCCATTAGAGGCTTTTGGCCTTCCCCCTCGCTGGATTTGCCGTAGTTTGACAAGGCATCTGCCAAGGTTTTAAGCCTATCAGACTTACTTCTCTCTCCCTTAGCCTTTTCAATGTTGCGTACAAGCTGTTTCTCGCTAACATTTACATTAGGGTTGTTACGCCCAACCATTTTGCTACCACCTACCAAGAAGCCTAGAGCATCGTTAGGGTCTTTACTCTTCTGGTATTCAGTAGCTTCGGGTATTACATCTATTGCATCTTTGTCATCCCCGAAAGATAACAGCCCTTCTAAAAAACCCTTCTCAGGTACTTCCCCTGCCGCAAGAAGTCTAGCCGTTTCTCCCCTTTTTCCAGCACTGGCTATATCAGCTAAGGTGGGCTTATCATAGCCCGGAGGTACTTTAGAAGGAACGACGTTTATACCACCATACTTGTTATCCATATAGCCAGAACTTCCGTAATCCCTCCCTTGTAGGGGATTTGTTTGAAAATAATTAGTACTCCCCCCAAACAAGTCTCCAAATCTGTTGCTAAAATTGTCCCAAGACCAAGCCATTACTTTACTCCCTAACTTATATCAAGAATGGCAAAACAGTGCCAGCAACATTAGCTAACTGCGAAAATCCGCTAGGTTGCTGAATAGCCTGACCTTGCGTACCAGTGGTGGTTCCTTGATATGCTGTTTGCGAACCTAGGCCAGCCAATGTACTGAGCAGGTTAGTCTTGGTTATCAGGTTTAGCTTCTCAGCCTCTTGCTGTTGCTGCGCTAGTCTGGCCTCATCTGCAAGTCTCGCCCCCTCTCTAGTTTCTATATCCCTACCTATCTGGGTCTGTATAGTAGATGGGGTCAACGCCGCCGCTGCTACCTGTCTACCTAAACCGGGAACCTCGCCTACAGCAGCTACTCTTCTGGCTTCTGCTTGCTGCAAAGCTGCTGCCAGTTGGGTCTGAGTAGTCTCCTCGCGCTTCTGCCTTTGAAGCTCCTGAAGCTCTGCCAAGGAAGTCGATCCTAGGCCAAATTGTCCAGCTTGTATAGCTTGTTGCTGCGCCAGAGCCTTATCACCTTCGGTGAGCAATCTAGCTTGATTAGCTATATCACCTGTCTGCGCCTGAAAAACAGCGTCCTGAGTAGGATCGCCAAGAGCCGTACCTATTCTATTCGCAAACAGACTTCCCATACTGCCAGCTAATGTCGGGAATAAGTTAGTTGCTAAGTCTTGCATACCTGCTCTACCAGCAAGTGTCTGAGCCGAATCTGCTGGAACTAAAGACCTTGTAAAGAGTTCGGGTGGTGCATCAAAAAGATTCTCTATCTGAGGCAATGCCCTGTCGATAAACGGAATAGTAGGGGCATACGGTTTTGCTTCACTACTGCCCGATGAGGAAGACGATGAAGGTATCGATATTACCTTGGTCTTCGGTCTGAAAAAGCCCATTTTATAACCTCTTATATATCGTAGTGTTCATGTATTTATACCCTAACGGTTTCATTTTCCGCTCCCAACCTTTACGTCCTGTCATTTCAAAAAACTGATAACCACAGTTCTTATAAAATTTTTCTAGCATTGGTACAAGAACACTAAAATCGAATTTACCGCCTATTGCTTCTGCAAAAATACCTGTTTTCCCCGGATAAGTACCTGCCCCTATTACAACACACCCTACTATATCTCCACTTTCATCTGTAGATACCCAAAGATCAGATTCTCTTTTTATTACACGGTCAGCTATATCTTCTGCTCGTATTAAATCCTTATTTCCTCTTTCAGCAGACCTTTCGATAAATTCCCAACAGTGTGCAAGGTTGAACTTAAACTCCGCATTATCCGGGTTTACCTTCTTATAACTTAACCCATGAGCCAGCGGCGTTGTAAAAGTATATTCCTTCTCCTGTACCACCGGGGTTCCAGCTTGAGCCATCAGCATATCGGATATCTCCTTGATAGGGCTTGTCTGGTTCAGCGTATACTACGTCCAGATGCCCGTTTCTGGCAACTTCTATAGCTGCTCGTATTTCAAGCAGGGTACTTGCAAGATAAACAGGCAACTCGTCGACATTGTTTGGTATAGGTGCTGGATCAAAGCGTAAAAATTCCTTGCTCATCTTGTAGACACTACCTCTGATTCCAGCGAATATCCTGATAATTTAAACGTAGTATCTTCCGTAGTTTCAAACTTAACAGCTATGTACCTACCCCTCACTCTGCAATCTATCCTATGATCTGTCCCTATAGTGTAGGTAACAGGAGTATCGTAAGCAACGCCCTCAAAAGGCTCGTTCTCCGCCCCAACACTTATAGTCACTGTGCCTGTCCCTTCTATTCGGGGATATAGTCCAGTAATAGCTTTAACCATATTCACCTGACCAGCGTGTAGCCCAGTTCTTTCCAAGGTTGTTGTAAAACTTGTGCCATCAAACGTAGTTCCTGAGTCAGCAAGGAACAGCTTTGTACCATTAGTGCCACAAATCAGTAGAGAATCAATGGCAGGGTTATATTCCTGCTGCGCCCAAGCTAGTGTAGCAGTATTCCATGTTTTAGTAGAAGCAGTCCATGTATTTGCTAAGTCTGGATTTACCAAACCTTTAGCTATGTACATACAGTTAGGTAATTCTCGCTGTGTCCAAGTATTGTCCCTGTAGTTCCATATGAGCGCACGATCAGGGAAACCGTTTGTAGCATTTGTCTTGGGGTAGCATACCCATACTTCGTTTTCAATCTTGTTGTGTGCTAAGAATGTCCTGTGGAAATTTGTAGTATCTATCTCTGAAAACAGGAGTGTTTTCATCTTATCGTCTATAACACTGGTAATCTGATTGCCGTTATGAGCTACAACATCGTTGGTACTCATCAGAACGTGCCTACCATCCCCTAGGTCTACAACTGCATCTCTGGCAAACAAACCTGTATCCTTAAACTTCTCCCTAACGTGAAAGGTGAACGATCCTCCTACATAGTTAAGACTGTAGACGCTATCTTCCTTATAAATGATAAGCTCGTTACCAAGCTGAACAGCGTTGAGCAGATGTCCTTTAGTACCGCCTAGAGTAGTCTCCGCCGCCTCTGAAGCGGTGCTACTAGTTACCCAAGTGTTAGAACCGTTAGTGGCTGCTCCTTCTGGTATTGCATCGCTCCAACGTACTGAGTAAGGCTTTGCTGTACCACTATCGGTCAGGTTTAAGGCTACCAGATGGTTTTTAAACGGTACAATTGTTTTACATCGTAGAGTAGAGGGCCAATCAGGTAAATCTGTGAATAGCGAACCCCCCTGAGTGAAGCTTTGCGGTACGTCTATCCCGTTATTTGCTACCAGAACACCACCTAAAACAGCCCCTTGCCAGTTGTTTGTGGTACTGGCTATGGTAGTGTATGCACCGCTGGCGCGAGTAACAGCCGCATGGGTAGTTCCTGTAATCTTATGAAGAGTTGTCAAACCACCATATATCCAAAGGGAAACACCGCCTTTATCCCACTCCGCAGCCCAATAGGGAGCAGTTGTAGGAGTGCCAAGCACCTGAGAATGGCCTGTTATGGTTCCAGCCTTTCTATCCACAAATCTTGCGTTCACAACCTCATCAAAAAAATTAGGAGGCATATCATACGGAGACAAGTCCCTGTTATATGAGAAACCCGCCTGAGTACCGTTAATATCGTGTAGCTCTTTAGGCATTAACCTGCCCCTACTGAAGTTTGTGCGGGCCACAAGGTAGAGTCAAACTCTTGCAAGCATATATAGTCACCGTCTTCGTGCAGTATGTTACCACCTGATTCTTGTACCAAGTCAAATTCGTCGAGTACCCAATTTGTTTCAGGCATTAACCGTACGCTCCTCTACGAACCATTGCGCCGGGATCACCTTGAACCGTCATGGTCATTACTGTACCACCGTACCTAGCTGAGTCTTCTGCTGCTTTAACTTCTCCCAGAGTTTGCTGATATAGCCCCATGAAACGCTGTAGTTGCTCTGTATCGTTAAGATATATAGCACCTTCTAGGCAAGCTCCGAATAAGTACAGTTCTGGAAATTCTGTTAGTATCAAATTTGTAGTATTAGCATCTGACAGGGTATCAAGCTTTTTGAAATAGTTTATGTTGATCGTGTACGCTCCATCAGGGGTAGGGGCTAGTTTAATGTTCTTACCTAGATTAGTATAAGCTCTAGGCATACCGCTCGTATAGCCTCCGTACTCTCTACTTAACGACTCTGGAGACAGGTATTCTAAGGCAGAGCTACTACTAGTCCTATCATAAGTAATATTCCTGAGTTCTATAAGATCACTGGGCAGATTATAGAAAGCAGTACCAGAAGTAGTGGTAGTCTCCGCACGGGTAAGATTTGTTCTTACGCGCAAGTCTCTGTTTAACCTATTTTCAGTAAGAGTTACAAAGTCAGGAATCACAGTTGTTAAATCGTTACGGTTAAGATAGTTCGCAACACTTGTCTTCAAGTCTGTAAAAGTAGCTAGGCTCACTTGCTAAATCCTGCTGTTATGAGTACGCAGATACGCAT